GTCGTAGTCAGGCTTCTTCATGGAGGTTTTGTTTCATGTTCTCAACCATCGAATCGTGAAGACTTTGTTTTTCGGCATCAGTCGGTGGTGAACCTGTCGTGACTTCAAAGACCGCATAGCTCGCTGCCAATGCCTCCTCTGTGACTCGGCTCTCTGCGTCCAGATCAATACTTACTTCCTCGTCGATAAATTCTTGCTTCCAGCCTTCAATAATTTCCGCTGAAGGTGGATCTCCCGGCCCTTCCCATGACCCTTCTCGTAACACGCCATCCATGCCAGCCCCATCAACCACAAATTTCGCGTCGGGACGCTTCCATGTAATGACATTCTGCGTGTTATGGAATAACTCGTTTAAGTGCATTAGACCTCAACCTCCATCAACGTGATTGATCCCCGACCGTTGCCAAGCATGACGTAGGTATTGGACGCATTGCTGACATTTGAAAATTCAACCGTGTAGGTCAACTCAGATGTCGTTGTCGGGTTATCAAGAGCCTGAAACGAAGCGGAACCGATATAGTTGGTTCCCGTTGCTGCGGTATTCGCGCCCGACGACAAGAAATTTCCACCGCTGACCGTCGTCGTTGCTCCACCAGAGATTGCACGTCGTAAGCGAACTGCAATACTTGTATTTCCAGACTTTCCAAGACCACCAATATCTACCATCACCAAAACCTTGTTATCTGTGTCAGCTAAGGTGATTTTGTCGAGGACATTTGTTGTTGCGAACGTCGATGATGTTGATCCAACCTGTGCGGTATAGATGAAGTTATGAACTTGGAGAATTTTCCCTGCGCTAATACCAGTGAGGTTTGCCCCGCTTAGGTCGGCAAAATAGGTTGACGAAATCTCAGGAATCTTTCCTGCAGCATTCACGATAGCCACGTTGCCCGTGCCAGCCGTAATCCCGCCAGCGACATCAATGCTTGTTGCAGATGTATCTGTTGTGGCGAGCTTGCCTGACGTTAAGAGATCCGTGCTGTCGTTATAGACCAGCCCTGCATCACCACCGAACGATGACCCTCCATCGTTATATTGAACTTGGGTATCTGATCCTGCTGCACTGGTGGCAGATGGAGCCGCCCATGAACTATCCCCTCGCAGGAATGTTCCGCTGGATGCTGTCCCTGACCCTAATCGGGCAGTGGCTACAGTACCTGATGTAATGTTGCCAGCCGCATCACAGCCAATACTGGCTCGTAGAGTTGATCCAGCTTCAGCGACAGGATCTGTGGTGCCATCTCCAACAATCATCTCACCGTTAGCTAAGACGGCCATTGCTTGGATGTTACCCGTTCCGTTACCAAGCAACACGCCCCCATCGGTCAGCGTACTAACACCCGTGCCACCGTAGGCCACACCCACATCTGTTCCCTGCCAGACGCCTGTCGCAACGGTGCCAAGAACGGTAATCGCCGTCGAGCTTCCGACATCCAACGTGGTGGGATCGCCTGACGCATCCCCAATCAGGATTTCGCCATCGCCCAATACGGCTGTGGCGGTGATTGCACTAGTCCCGCTTCCGAGTAGCACACCCCCATCCGTCAGAGATGTAGCACCCGTTCCCCCTTTATTGACAGCAACCGCACTACTCAGATTTCCCGGATCAAGGTAATAAGTACCCTCCTGATCATCAAGTTTGTCAACATTGAGGTTGGCTACTTTGGTCGTAGACGCAATCGTCAGAGGAGCCGTGCCTGTGGAGACATCAGCCTCTAGGGTTTGGGCGCGGATTTCATAGGCTCCAGCATCCCAGTTCGCCGTCAGAGCCACGGTGCCATTCGCCTTCACAAAGCCTGTGGCCTCAATCCCATCGAGCTTATCGGCATCCAGATTCGCCACCACCGCTGCACCAGAAACTACCGCAAACGGCGCATTGGTGCTGCGACTAAAGGTGTGTAATCCGGTAATCGTGTAGGCGTTCTCTTCCGTAACAAGAGTATTGCCGGAGAGATCCGCATCTGCGTTAGCAACTTGAATATCAGCCATTTATTGCACCTTGTAGCCAACATTGATAACAATCGTGGCCGCCCCGGTGCCGGTCGTTTCGGCATTCAGGAGCGTATTGGAGGACAACACTAGTCCAATCCCGTCATACCACCGATCTAATGACGCCGTACCATCTGTGGTTTCGAACGCCGCCAGCACATTACCCCCGGCAGCATCTTCAATCCGCACCAACGAGGCATTGCCTTCTACCTCTACATCAATCGTGATCCACTTCACATGGATCTGTTGATTGATGCCGGGAGCCGCAATGACGGTGGTGTCTGTATTTGTCGTAATCCGTGAGTTCGCGGTAAATTCACCTCGTGCCATGAAGCACTCCTATTCTGAATGGAAATAACGATAGTCATACCCCGGCGTACGGTCACGATTGAATCGCGCTAACGCATCAATCGCCGGTTTGAATACTTCCATGCCCGTGGCAGCTACCGCTGTAATGTCGTCATCCTTACCAGCACGAAGTAATTTTGTGGCATACGCAGCAACCGGCATCAAGGCAATGTCTGGATACGCAAAGGTACCGCTTGCAGTCACAGCATTCGCTGCCTTAAAGCCATACCACCGCACAGTGTGTGTGCCATCCGGGAGTGGATCCCAGTAAATCTTTGATCCATCTGTCCAATACCGACTGGGTTTGCCTGTGGTCGTCGCGTTGTATTGCAGCGTGGGGGCTAAGCGTTGAGACTGATAGTAGTCCCCCGTGTAGCCCACTCGCTCCAAGTCCCATCCCGGACGACTCGTGGAGGGATCAATGTACTGCAAACGATCAATGCGTAAGAGCCCTGTCGGAAAGGTGGTAGATTCTGTGCTGGCAGCAGTTGTGATGGTGCCAATCGTTGACCCGAACACATTGGGCTCCAACGCCAGAATGGATTCAAGGTAATCCTGTGAGGCATTTACCGCACGTAATGCCAAGGTCACCCCGGATTCCCCGGACTGTGCCTGCAACCCACGATCCATCACTTCCATCAAGTCGAGAATGGACTGTCCAGTTGCCATGTTATTTCGGATCCTCTTGCGCTAACCCTTGAGCCAGCTTCTCCAATGCTCTGCGTATCTGGCTTTCCATAAAAGCCTCTTTATCTTCTTCTTCCCCAAAAGCACCACGCAACGCCTGCTCTAATTGATCCCGCCCAGACAGGACAGGGGCAGGGGGCCCAACAAATTCAGTCAACGCATCAACGTCAATATCTGGCATGGCACGACGATCAGCCCCACCTTTCTCCGACGTACTCTCACGGCGTCGTATTTCGATCTTGTCCCACCTGTCGGATAAGTCATCCAACAGACTCTGATCATCAACCTGTAAAGGCGCTGCTTCAATCTCCTCGATATAAACGGATTTTGGTTCAAGCTCCTTTTTCCGATTAACCTTTTTTCCTTCCTCTTGTGCCATCTAATCCCCCGCGTGATGCTTCACAAATTTACTGCCAGAGGAATGCCCACACATACTGACCTGTATCTTGGTGTGATCCCAATGGTCAGCCCCGGCATCCTCCAGATGTTGTTCGCGGTCAGCATGCTCTCGCTCTTTGTCCCGTTGGGCTTCCTGTTCAATCCGGGCCCAGTATTCCTTCCCGGAATCCCACTTCATCCCACTCTGTTCAAAGATAGCGGCAAAGATCCGCGCATCAAGAGGCACATACCGATGTTGGGAATCCTCCGCCACAAACAACAACAGCCATCCCATAGCAATACGAGGACGGCGATACCACACTAGCCACCGTTCTCTAATGGGATGCCACGTGACATCCAGATCAGGATGCACAACATGAAGTTCACGACGAAAACGGTCTGGAGCAAAACGCACCCCAAACCGATTCGGATGCCACCATTGCAAGGACGCCTCACGAGGAGGAGCTTTGGGCGACGCAAGAGGGATCTGCATCTGCTCTTGCGACGGGACGCCTTGCAACATCGTTAACCAAACACCTTCAATCCAAACTCACGAACACGATCATCCTTACTGGTTTTACAGTGACGGGACATCCGCGCTTTTGCCATGTTATAGGCACTACGAGAATCAGGATTATAGTTGGTAGCCCAGCCATCAACAGGGCACTGAAGCACACCTTTTTCCGCATCTTCAACCAAGGCATCAGGAAGCGGTTCCTCTTCCTTCACCCATGAGGGCTTGAAGTCTTGTGGTGTGCCAACGTCATGGAGTTCAACCCGAAACGGTTGCCGTTTACCGTCAGCATCCATGTAAGTGGTAACCCGAGAAGAATCAGATCCCACAGCCCCACGATGTGGGCGACCTTTGCCGTCCCATGCGTGTAGTGTCGGGAATCTAGGAGCGCCTCGTTTTGCATCTGCTGCCCACCGATCCCACTCTCGTAAATACAGTTCAATCGAAGATGTAATAGGTGCGTGTCCAACCCATGAGGTGCCTCGGTGCTTTTGCAACTCATCCAGTTCATACACTTTCCC